ATGCTTTTGCCGCAGCGATGCGCTCTTCTACAAAACCTATTGCAGTCTCTGCATCGCCGCTCATCAATGGGATAGCTACGGTAACATTATATTTTCTTATTTCGTCTTGCATTGGTTTTTGCATTTCTGCAACAACGGCTGCTTGTTCGTCAAAGTTTCCTGCATACTTCAACTTCAGCGCATTAGCCATTTCTGGCGTCCAAGTCTTGTTCTCAATGGCATCGCGTGAAATCATAAGGTCTTGCTGAAACGCTGCCGCTTGCTCTTGCTGCTTGGCTGCGGCTGCACGTTGCTCTGCCAAAGCAGTCTGTTGATCTGCAAAAGCCTGCTGCTGCATGGCCGCATTCTGCTGCTGGATTTGCATTTCCTGACGCTGGGCAATGTCATTGCGCCCCATCGTGTAGCCCTTGATGGCTTCCTCAATGGGGTTCTTTACGTCTAGAATGTAGTTGATCGGGTCCATTATTGGAATCCATTTCCAAAGAACATTGCTTGGCCGCGCGATAATGGGGCCATTGCATTTCCTTTTGCGTCTAAAGGCTGATACCCTGTGAAAGCTGCGCCGCGCCCCAGTGCGCCACCAATGCTGCCGATTACGTTGCCCCAAGCCTGACCAGCCGCAAGTGTTCCACCAGCCTGTGCCGCGCCCTGCTGGGCCAGAAGGTTGGCAATGTTCGTGCCTGTCTGCATCCCAGCGGTTCCAACGCCAGCCGCAGCATTCTGGCCCATCGTTGATAGACCACCAAGGCGGTTGTATTGTTGCTCAATCAGCGACGATAGAACTTGCGGGCGGAACTGAGCCAAAGCGCCCTGAACATTCCCACCACGCAAGCCACCTGTAGCAGCTGCGCTCTGCAAGATGCCCTGCTCCCCTTGCTGCACTAGAGCATTGAACTCTGGGCCTTGCTGCAGGGCATTGATTGCGGCCTGTTGTGCCTCAGGACCACTGACGCCAATCAAAGCAGCCTGTTGGCCTAGTGCGGTTGTGCCTGTGCCAACGTAGGGCTTCATCAGCACCTGTAGAGCATCAAACTGGCGGCGTTGTTCATCTATGCCCTGCTGGGCAGATGCTGCTTGCTGGCCCGCTGCTTTCTTGGCTGCTTTCGATTGAATGACACCGCTAACAACAGTGCTTCCGACAATGGCTGCTGCAACCCACATTAGTTTGACCTCTCAAGATATTTTCTTATTGCGGCATCAATTGCTTCCACGCTGGAATTTGCAATTTGCTTATCATTCCATGCTTCGCTCTTATCGATGAACTCGTCTTCTATCTCAGTTAAATCTGTCTTGTCTGTCGCGTGGATGTTCTGAAAGATACAGTCTTCAATGGCATAACCAAACTTTCGGCCCGGTTCGCTGATGAATATATAAGGCCCATCGATGACCTTTGCCTGACCATTCACAAAAACAGCCATCTTTCCCTTGAGCAATACATTCATCGTTTGCTTTTTGTGAGCATGCCCAATGATGTAAGTTCCCGCCGCAATAAATCCTTCGCGGATGTATATGCCCGCTCCAAAGTGATGAACGACAGGGCAGTCGATCTGCGGCATGTCCAGCATCATGGATTCAATGCCATCCAGCATTGCAGGAATGTCTTGGATGGGCTGAATTTCACGCAACGGCTGATCCACTTCGGATAGCGCCTGCTGGTGGGCCAATGTCTCAGCCCGCGCAGTATCGCAGATAATGGGCTTTTGGGCAAGGTTTGTCATGTCAACATATACCTTTGCCGAATTGCCTGCGGATCGTAGAGCGAAAGCGGATCAACTGGCTTGGGATATAGATCGGCCAAGGTCTTGGCTGGTTGGAATCCGCGCGCAAAGTCGCCCTGCGCTGGCGCAACTTCCATAGGCTGTGGGCTTTTTGAAACCATGCCCATGATGCGATCAACATAGGCTTGCGTCTCTGGGAATGGCGGGATGCCACCATATTTGCTGACATTGCCCGGACCCGCGTTATACGCTGCAAGTGCTAGTGTTGGATCACCAAAGCGATCCAATTGTTGCTTTAAATATCGCGCACCACCACGAAGGTTCTGCACGGGATCGGTAGGATCGACGCCTAAATCGCTTGCAGTGCCGGGCATCAACTGGGTCAATCCAATCGCACCCGCCGACGATGTGGCGTTGGGGTCGAATGAACTCTCAGCCTCGACCAGCCGCATGAACAGGTCAGGGTCAACACCTTCTTCAACTGCGATCTGGCTGGCGAGGCTGCGATAGTCCATCAGTCATCTCCTTCGTGCGCTTGACAGACGCGCAGGGCAGAACAGACGAAATTAAACTTCTCGCAATAGCCGCGACCGCCGCCAGAGGCGTCATAGTCCGTCACCGGGATGCTTTCCATCATCGCCTGCATCATCGGGTCAACGCAGAAATATTCGCAGTTCAGGCACATGCGCCTGCGGGCTTCCTTCTCGTTCATGTCCCAAGCCTTGGCCAGCGCAGCCCAGAACGGCTTGTTTGCCTTCGGGTCAAGAGATGGATTGGCTGGGCCGAACTGCCAGCTATCGATCGCCACCTGCTTGTTTTTCTTGTTGTCGGCTGCGCTGGATATCTTCTGCTTCGGCAAACCAAATTCAATCATCATGTCGTCCATCACGAAATCTCCCTTCCAGAAGCGCGAATGTTTATAGCAGTGCCACTACTGGCGATTGTGGAAATAAACCCACCCGGCGCAATGACCTGCCCGACCAGTTCGGGGAAAGTGTAGGTCTCGGATGCCTGAAGCGTCTTAGTCTTGACGATCAGGTTGTCGTTTCCCGCAGACCCCGCAGATGTTACGAGGTTGACGCTGATTGTTCGCGCCACCGTGTCGTAGTTTGTGGCGGTGAATTTGTCGATAATCGCACTGACGCCAGTTGCGGTATATTGGGCGGTCTGCGTCACCTCGGCTGTCTTAGCCGCGATCAGAACGGTCGTTGTAACAGCCATGATTAGACCTCCAAAGTGCTTACGTTGTCCGTGACAGTCAATATGATTGACGGCACAGATGGATGGATTGCCGATGCTACCTCGGCCAGTAGAATAACAGAAGTATCATCAACCTCCCACATCAATTCGATGTAGTCGCCAGCGTTCAACTGGATGATGTAGTTCCACGCCGCAATGACTTCTGCATTGTTGCCTTGGATGCGAATTTGCCCGGAACTATCAGGCACATTGACCCCATTTTTGCGCAACCAAATCCACATCAGCGCCACACCGCCAGCCGTCTTATCCACCTGAGCCGAAAACTGTATGTTGTAGACGTTTGAGCGATCAACATAGACGCGGGATGTTGGCGTTCCCAGATAAACGCCATTTGACAGGTCTGTGGTGTTGAACGTCATGGCGTAAGCGGTGTTGATTGCAGCAGCCGTCTGTGATGTCGTATCGTAGAACGACCCATAACGCGGCGTGCGGTATTCCTTGGGCGGCGGCATTTGCTGCAACGCAGAAACCTGCTGTTGCAGATTGTTGATCTGTTCCTGTGACGCAGGCGATGGCGCAGCGGCGACTAGATCGGCCAGACGCTTGGCATCAACAGCCTCAGACAACGCAACATCTGCTTTGTTGTCGGCTGCGCCAGTGGCGTATGAGTTGTCAGTAATCAACTGCGTCAGCGCAGCAATGTCGGCAGGCGTTAAATCACCCGCCACGATGAACAGACGTTCAAGCGCCTTGATCATTGCCGGGTCATTCTGGGCAAGTGCCGCGATCTGGTTGCGTGTTGGAACTGTTGGGTCAGCCATTAGAATGCCAGCGGTTCAACCCGCGCCTCCAGTGCTGCAACGGCCACATGAGCGTCAGAGGTGCCACGGAAGCGCTGCATCCGCATGTTCCGCATGTTCCCCTGCTGGAACCAGACTAGGCGCTTGTTGCGCTGTCCTATGGTCCCTGCGCTGATGCCCTTCTCGACGCTCCAAGTGATGCCGTCGACCGAATACTGCGTCCAGATTGTGGGATCGACGCCGAATGCCGTTGAGCCTGTCAGGCTGACCAGTTCCATGTCGTGGAACAAAGCACCGTTGCCAGCGTTGTAGACGATCAGTGTCCCAAACTCCCAGCCAATGGTCTCACCCCAGTGGGTGCTGATGTTGTCGACAAGATAGCCAAATTGGGTAGTCGTGGGATGTGCTACGTTCCAGCGGTCATAGCACCAGATGCACTCGGTCGCGTTCCAGATGTTTTCATCCACTACCGTTGACGATAACGTGAACCATACGGGCATAGACAGTGCGGTTGATGCAGCGCCATCAAACACAAACGTGTGGCGCGGCAGGTGAACGATCAGGTGCTGGTGCGCCCGGTCAATCTTTTCTTCAATGTAGGATATACTCAATTCGGCTTCGGTATATTCCTGCAAGACTTCTTCAATCTCACGGGTGGAAATCTTCTGCGCGTTTCCATTGGCCCCAAGATAGATTGCTGGTGCCTCATTCCGACCGCCGCCGATAAACGCAATGGCATCCATGTAAACACAACAGGCAAATGTCCCAACCGTGCCTTTCTGGATTTGCGCACCGCTGATCCGCTGGAATGGAAAGCCTGCCGAACCTGTATTGTCAAACACCTCTATGGTGTAGCGGTTCAGCGCATAGATTTCGTTGCGCAGTTTCCAGATCGCTTTGATCGGGTCTGGGTCAACTTCAGACGAGCCATACTTCAGAGGACTCACAGAGAACGGGTCATTCAATTCTGTAATGACAAGAAACTCGCCATCTGTAGTCATGTAGTAACCATCGACCCAAACCACATCGAGAGCAACGCCCAGATCGGGATCGGTCACTTGTGTCAGCGTGGTGCCGTCATACAGATACAGCCGACCGCCTGATGTCACTGCTAGATAGGTGAAGCCGTAGTCAAACGTGACACGGCCACCTGATCCAACATCACCAATCACCGTGACAACATTAGCCGACGAGATGGAAACCAGCTTGGTCCCCATAACTCGGTAAAGTTCGCCGTTCCAGTTAATGGCCCCGCGACTGATGCCGGGGCCAGTGCCTAGTTCAACGATCCCTTCGCCGGGCCGCAGATAGCCTTTCGAAATCCCATTCTCTTTAGGAACAGGAACCATGTTTTTCGGATATGATGTCCGAAAGTTTGGCGATCCGTCTGCGTAGATGCCCGACAAAATTGGGATTTGCATCAACGACCTCAGAAGTTGATGTTAAGTTTGAAGTATTCAAGGCGGATCAAGTTGTTCGCCGTGGCAGGCTGTGCCGTGATTGCAAACACTAGATCGGTGGTTGCATCTGCCGACACAACAACAACTGCGCCCGTAGACAGGCCATGACCGACTGATGTTGTTGCGTTGGAGATGATCGCCGATGAGCCACGGTTAACTAAGTTCTTCTGAACCGACACGCTTGCGTTGCTTGCAAGTGCTGCCGACAGAATAGACGTTCCCGCCAAAGTCATGCCAAGCGTTTTGACGGTGGCATTGTTCGTCATTGAGAACAGCGAGTCGATTTCCATTCCGCCGCCGATGCCCATAGAAAATGCGGGGATGGTCACAGATGCCAGCGTGACAGCAGTGTTTGCAACCGCAACAGTCGGAGTGCCAAGACCCAAGACGTAGGGGTAGTTGATGGTGATCTTTACGCCAGTTGTGTCTGCATCAAGCGCAGTGACCGCGTAAAGGCCATTGACGCCAGTGCCTGTTGCCCAAGTCACATAGACGCTTGCGCCGACAGCGATTGCCGTTGTCAAGCCATGCGCCCCGGCGCTAACGAGCCGAACCAGACCAGCATCGGTTTCGTAGGTCAGCGTTGCGAATGTTGCAGCGGGTTCGACTAGACCAACACCAACAACGCTTTCGCTAACCAAACTCGGGAAACTGCGCAGCACTGGGGAAAGGCCAACGTCATATTCAACAGTCGAATAATAGTTGGTGATGGTTGCGATGCGGTCGCCCGTGTATGGGCCAAAACCTTGGGCGCGGTTGGTCAGCGCAACCAGCGTGTTGTTGACGCTCACAAACGATTGCTGGTTTCCAGTGCTGCCAACGCTCAACGTCTGACCAACAGGGATCAAAACATCTGTGCTTGTGGATACTGACGCAGGATAGATGAACGTGGACATTTTGCTTTCCTTTACATTGGATGCCACGCACTCGTGGCTGTGTCATATTAAGATGGCGTTACAGCGGTTGTGCCATCCGCGTTCACCCATGTTGATGCAGCAAGCGCACCCGTTGCCACTTTGATCCTTCCGTTGGTGGTGTCCCAGACCATCTTGCCAGCAGCCTTGCCAGTGGTGTTGATCCCGCTGACAATGGAAGCAATGGTAGCAGCAGAGACATTTTCAAGAACGCTTGTTGCCGCAATAGTTGGGTTGCCTGAAACGCCGTCACCATCCGCAACGCTGATGCCAGTCCCGGCGGTGATGGTGCGCACAGACGCCGTTCCAGCACCAGTGCGGGCGATCATGCCGTTTGCGGCCAAGCCAGCCAAAGCGCCAAGGTCAGCATCGTATGCCTGCACATCCACGCCAACCTCGGTGTCCATAGCCTGCTGCGCAGCATTCGCCGTTGCGGCAATGAATACTGCCCCGCCAACTGCTCCGGCCCCAAGATTGGTGCGGGCGTTAGCGGCTGTGGACGCACCAGTTCCGCCATCAGCAATGGCAAGGTCGGTGATGCCAGTGATTGATCCGCCTGTGATAGCCACACTGGCCGCAGCCTGAGTTGCAATAGTCCCAAGGCCCAATGTCGCTCGAGCCGTTGCAGCGTCAGGATCGTTAAGCAGAGTCAGAGCGAACGCAGTCGCGCTTAGGAAGTTCTGGTTTTCGGGATACCAAGAATTAGTGACTGCATCATAGCGCAGAGTGAAGGCAGTGTTGGCCGCAGCGGATGTTGGCGCACCAACCACAGCAGCACCAGACACAGAAACCGTCAGCGCCGTGATGGCTTGGGTTGTTACAACAGAAACCATTGACAGGTCTGCAACGCCAGTTGGTAGAACAATCGTTCCGGCTGCGAATGTGTTGGTTGGGTTCAGCACCAGCCATGTGTTCGCAGACGTAATCGCTACAGTGAATCCAGTTGCACTCGGCGCAGAGTATTGGCTGCGCATTATGTCCACAGGCAGATCAATTGTGCCAGTAATGTAGTCTGACACCAGAGTCAGGGAAGCCTTTCGCGTGTCGCCGTTGTCTTGCGCCCAAACGGCTAGAAGATCGCCGCCTTGCAGTGTTGAAGTTGAGGAAAGCTGATTGATGTTAGCCATGATTCACTCCAGATCAAGAATGCTATCAGAGCCAACCGTCAAAGGATCGGTAGGCTGACGCAAATAGGGGTTGTTGTAGTAGCGCCAGCCCTTGTTGCCAGCACCAGACGGAACAGTTTGATTGCCAATCTGCATTTCAATCGGCAGCGCCGACCGACCAAGCAACTGGTTGTAAGCATACTTTGCAGCGGCCTTGGTCTCTGGGCTGACGGTCTTGCCGTAGCCACTGGAGATCCGAATAG